TAAACTAGTTACATTATTTTCTATCCCAATGCGCTCCCCATCTAAAGAGATCATGGGATCTAATAATCCACCGCCTCTTAATTGCACATCTGTCTGGGAATAGCTTGTTATTGGATTTTGAAACGACCTTAAACCCACAATAGCTACAGGATCGCTTATACTATGCATCCTTACTGTGTTTGGAGCCACATTAGTTTCTCCATTTATAAAGTAATTTTGCATATCCCTATCTAAAAATATAACTAAACAAGTATCTCCAGCATCTATAGGAAACGTCAAAGTTCCCCCACCCCCACCTAAACATACAACAGGTACATTGTATAATTTAGGATAATTAATTGTAACAGGAGTTGGGGTCGTAACAGAAGCTGGACTAGTTTCTGTTGTGGTATTAGTAGGTGAAGGGGTTGTTTGTGTATAATTTAAAACAACTTTGGTATTAATACTAATAACAGCAGTTTGATTTACTGGATCAAAGCTATCTATAGTTCCTACTTGTGCACAATGTAACGATGCAAATATTTGCTGAGTTAATTGATTAAATAAAGTTCTTAAATCTGGCCTTGGTTTGGTCAGATTTGGAACTACTGATGTTGTGCTATTAGGAGTAGCCATATCAAGAAGGTAAAGCGGTTTGTGCTATAGGATATGGTATCACGTTTTGACCAAAACGATATAATAAAACTGTCGTAATGCATTGACCATTTACAGAAGGCGATATGATACCCTCGTGATAAACTCCATAAACTGGATATACGCCATTAAATTGGGAATTATCTTCGCTTGTTAATTGAACCAACTGACCAATAGTCAATGTTGGTTGAAACAACATTTTACATTCTAAGTATCCACTATCGGAAGCAATCGGTATATCCAACAATCCTGTTGATGAACTGATTTGAAAATATTGTGAACTACTGTTTACGTAAAAGCCTTCGTTTGCACTTAATATTTTTAATTGTCCATTATCAATGGTTACATTGGTTCCGGGCGGTACTATTTTTTGTAATTCGTACAATGTAGGGCCACAAAATGAAGGGTAATTAGTAAATATATTATCTAAACTTTTTCCTATTATTGGAGCTGTTGTAGTTCCTAATAAATCAGAGTTTAATAGTTCAGCTACTTCTGTTATTGATACTTGCTTGCTTCCGCTTGTTGGAATTGCGGTAAAAGATGAAAAGCTATTTGCAGAAGTAAATTGTAAGTCTTGGCAAGTAAGTTCAGTAACAACATTTGTCCTGCCTTCACGATAACTTCTAGCCATTAAAACATTACCCCTGAACATTAAACCTTGTGGACCATTTTCGTATCCCCCTCTAAAATCAATAGGCATCCATGTAGAAGTATCGTAATAATTTTTAAACAATTGATTACGATGCGCCTCACTTAAATTATAAAGCTTAAATGTACCTGTTTGTGTACCTGAACAAAATTCTCTTCTTATGCTAAATTGGCAACTTATAGGAAGCTCAATATTTAGTAACTGGGAATGTAATGAAAAACTTCCTTGATCTGGAGTAATTCTTGCATTGTTTACAAGTGGAGTAAAAGAAAACCCATTTGGTCCCGATGTTTCAGGACTTACTGTGTACGGACCAGTAAATGGACCAGTACCAACTTTTAAAGTATATGTGCGGTTATATTTCAATTTCCTACAAATACTGTGTTTTCTATAGCCTGTACTTGAGCCTGCGTAAGAATAATTAATCTAGCATAACCGCTAGAGAAATCGTCCAAATTCATGGGTTCATATCCATCAGAAGTTACACATCCTAAACCAAATGGAAGAACATATTTGTACTGTCTTAAAAGATTTGGAAATACTGTAACTCTATTTCCATTTACTTGAAAATTAGGTGTAGTTCCAGTCCAAGACAAATCAATAAACCAACCCTGCTGATTGTTGCTATAATACAAAGATATATTTGCATTTGTACCATCACCTATAGCGATAACAAATGATTGCGTGGGATTGTTTGTTATTCCTGTAAGATATTGCATGTTATATCCATCCCGATAAGCTATTTAAAAAGTCTTGTGCAGCAGGACTGTCTGTTGATTCTAGTGAATCTAAAAAGTCATCTAATTCAGCAGATGAATCTGTTTGTATAGCAACTGCTATATCATTGTCTGGATTATTTAATTCTCCTAATGCGCTTTCTAATATGTCATTAATAGAAGAACTTAACCAATCTTGAGCAATTGCTTCTACTTGTTGTACATTAAACGATGAAGTACCTAATGTACCAGCATCCACACCTTGATCTGCGCTAGTAATATCTTGTGAAGTTCCAGCAATGCCAATTTGACTAGCTTGTGAAGCTCCTAATATTCTTACCTTTTTAAACGTAACAGTAAAATCAGTTACGTTTTGCGTAATTTCGCTTTGTATAGGTTCGCACGACTCAATTGCCATGCTAGTAAAAATTCCCCAAGGAGTTTCAACTGTAAACAACTGCCTACCTTGCCATAAAGAGTAAAGATAACCAAATATTAATGCCTGTTTATTATTAGGGGCAGAAGCCGTAGCTAAATAATACTGATAAGCGTTAGTTTGAGATGTTGTGGTTAAAGTTTGTGTCGTGCTTATAGACTGAGACAATGCTTGCTGTGCACCCGGAGTTAACTGTGGTTGCATTGCACCATTAGCAGGTAATGGATTTAAAGTCTGAGTAATAGGTTGGCTTATTGTGGTTCTATTATAAACCAAGTCGCCAGTAGAACCTTTCAATGTTATTTTTTCAGGATATAAAGCAATTTGATCATGTATTGCTGTATTATCTTCTAACCAATGGTCTGTAATTTCAGATTTAAGTTCTATTCTTTCTTCGCCACGTACATCAAATACCATTCCGCCAATACCAGAAGGCAATGGCGATGGATAAACAAACATTGCGTCTTCTGCTGGTTGTTTAAGTAAAAGCGTAGTAAATACGCTCGTTCCGTCAGATGGTATTAGGTTGTTTGCCATATTACTGTTGGAATGATGTTTGTGCTGATACTAAACCATATTGATCAAATACGTTAGATAGTACGCTACCAGACATTTTTGCTAATTCTTTATGATCTGATCCACCATTAAAGTTTTGAGTTACAGTCACATTATTATTTCCACCATATTGATTGGAAATTGGACTTACGCTACGACCATCAGACAACAAATCACTTATAGTCTTTAATGCTGATTTTGTATCAGTTGATCCTATTGAGGTATTAGAAAATGGAGATTTCCCATAAATAAATTGATTAATCCCTTCAACACTTTGACTTTCATCTAATACAGGAGCTGGTTCGGCAAATGGTTTTAAAAGATGCTCTACAACCCAAAGTGCAGCTTTTTCAAAAGGCAACATTGCTTCACCTACGTTTTTAGCAATTTGACTCCATAAAAATGCTATCCTTTTTTGTTCTTGATATAATTCATCGTAAGATTGAATTGTAGCATCTGTAGCAATATATCCTTCAGTTCCTTTTTCAGGATTAAATTCATTTCTTCTTAAAGTGTTAGCCATTTCAGGAGTTATCCCCAATGCTTGTAATTGTGTGCTTACAATTGCAGCATCTACACCCTTGGCTTGTTTTGCTCTATCTTCTAATCTCTTAAACAACTCTTCTGTTGTCATATCGGGAGTATAAGATATTCCCAATAAATTAAATGCTTTTATAAATTCTTTACCCTGATTTGTTTTAATGGCTATTTGAATCTTATTTAAATTCTTAAAAGATTCTGTTACTTCATCAGCAGCTACACCAAATTGAGCAGCAGCATTTTGCCATTTTTGAAGTACTTGTACCGAAATTCCGGTTTCTAAATTAAACTTTTTAAGTCCTTCACCTGCTTTTAATGAAGATTGTACAGAAGCTACTAAACCACCACCTATTAATCCAATAGCGGAAAAAGCTACTAAAGCATCTAAACTTAATTCACTAAATGCTAACGCAAGATCCTTAACTGTAGAGCGACCCTGCATTAAACCAACAAAACCTTTAATTTGTTGTTTATAAAGTTTTTCTTCTTCTAATCTTTGAGCTTGTAATCTTTTTTGCTCTTCTTTTTGCCTATTTTTTTTCTTTTTTTCCTCTTCGTCCTCCTTGCTTGCGGTAGCTTTGTATTTATCTAATGCAGGAATAGTTAATCCTTCTGCACTTGCTTTAACTTTAGCCAAATTCTCAGCAAGTATGCCTGCCTGCTTTGCAGCATTACTTAAAGCTGTCTCGATTCCTTCAAGTTTGTCTTTATCATCAATCTTGAAGCCAATCTTAACAAAGAAATCTGCTATACTTGATCCACTCACAGTTTATTGTCCTTATTTAAATGATATTCTGTATCAGTTATTTCTGCCTGACATATATGAAAGTGCCATGCGTCTAATACTAAGTCTGAAGGCATGCTCAATATTTCTTGAACAGTACCAACTCCTTTAGTGTTTAACTGTAAAGCTATCCTGACTTGTGGCTCTAACGTATCTATTACTTTTGCTCGTTTCCAGTTATGATCCCGCTGGGGATTGATGACTTTGATACGAGGTTCGCGAAAAAAGGGACTATGTTTAAAGTAGCCACCTCCCAAGCTACAAGAAAATAATCACCGCGATTATGTTCAGGTTCAAAAGTTAGATTGGTTATTCTTGTAGCGTTAAAATCTTTAACACCCTTGTAAGTGCAAGAAAACATACATTTCTTGATGGCCTCTTGTACTTGTTCGGATGTGCCGACTTTAAGAACGATGTCTTTAATATTTGAAGCATCCATCTGAAACAGGGAACTGAGATCAAACCCAGTTCCTTGCCCAAATGGAACTCCAATAAGTTCCTTAAAGACTACGTTAGTTAATTTCATTCCGTCCTCAAATGGAGCTATTTGAAATCCAAGAACGGAACCACTAGACAGGGGGATGTCTTTCATGGCTATTATGAGATGCTACGTTGACCTACTGCGAATTTAAATTTCCAAATAGTTACGCCTTGATCGGTTTCACCTTCGA